ATGAAGATTCCCGGCTTAAGGAAACACAAGACGGGCCAAGGATTCGTCAGAATTCGTGGCGTGAACTACTACTGCGGAAAGTATGGCGAGCCCGATACGCAGACCAAGTACGAGCTCTACATCGCAGAGTACTTGGCGAGCAAACATTCATTCACAGCGCAGAAGAGCCGATCAAAACTCGTTGAAGACCTGGTTGTCTCGTTCCTTGAGTATCTTGAAGAGTACAGCGATCGACGCGACATCGCTAACGCGAGATTGGTAACACAGGTCGCTTTGAATCTGTACAGGACGTTGCCTGCCCACCTCTTCGGGCCGATTCACTTCAAGACGATTCGATCGCAGTTTGCCGCCGGCGGAATCAGAAAGAAACGCAGCCGGCAGTACATCAACAAGTCGATGTCTATCCTCATTCGTATGTTCGGTTGGTGCGCAGGGGAAGGGCTTGTTCCCGCATCCGTCGTTGCGACATTGAGAGAGATCGATCCGCTCCGGATTGGCAGGACCGACGCACCTGAGACCGAAGACGTTGACTCGGTTGATGCGTCTATCGTTGACGCTACTATTCCGCATCTTCCAACAGTCGTTGCCGACATGGTTCGATTGCAGCAACTGATCGGTTGCCGGCCGGGCGAGCTTTGCTCCATTAGGCCTTCGATGATTGATCGAAGTCGCGACATCTGGGTGATCCGGCTTTCCAAGCATAAGAACGCATGGCGTAACAAGATCAGAGAGATCTTCATCGGTCCACGTGCCCAAGAGATACTTTGCAAGTATCTATACCGTCCTTTCGATGGACCTTGTTTCAGTCCTCGGGATGCGATGCGTCAGCGAAGGAAGAAAAGGTCGACAGAGAGAGTTACGCCATTGAATGAAGGCAACCGACCAGGTTATGGAGACTCGTCGCGTGCTGGTGAAGCTGGGCCTCGTTACTCATCGGGCTACACAACTGCAACGTATGGCAAGGCAATCGCATACGCTTGCAAGCTCGCATGGCCTGCTCCTGATGAGATGAGTAAGGAACAACAACGTGAATGGCACGCTAAGCATCGCTGGTCACCTAACCAGCTGCGTCACTCCGCTGCATGCGAGATACGCGATAGCCATTCTCTCGAGCATGTTGCCGCTGTCCTAGGGCATTCGGATGTAAACACGTCGAAGATCTACGCAAAGCTTAGGCGTAACGTCAAAGGCGAGGAGGCCGCTCGCAATCGATGATTTTCAGTGCTTTTCCAGCGATTTTATTCGACTATACCCTGCCGGCGTCGTCGCTGACCGGGGGGCGGTGAAAATGTCATTATGGCAGCCATCCCGGACCATCACGCATTCGAACACGCGATTTTTGGATTTTAGGGGGTAGGGGGGGTAAGCTTGGCAACCGATTCGATGTGTCGTTTCAATTGATTCACAATCGCCTCCTGCTGCTCCTCGCGCGTCTCATCCACGGCCGGGCGCATGAAGGGACGAGCCTCAACCCAGCGAATCACTTTTCGCGTTCCGGTTTTCTTGTTCTTGCGGACAAGCCAGTGCCCGTATTCCACCAGATGCCCGTGCGCACCAGTCGGATACTGCGGCCCAACGTAGATTGCTAGGACGTTCGGGTAATGGCGGACCACAACGCCGATGGTATCGCGAAGTGGTTTGAAGCCTGGCTTGTCGCCTTTGTAACCAGGCGGAGGGCATAACGACCTAGCCCTCTTGGCTACCACTTGACCGGCGCGGCGGAACGCCATTGTCAAACCGAGGTAACGTTCCATCCCAGGGAGTAGTTGGAGACTCTCAAGTACGGATTCGTCGAAGTGGATTTCAACGTGAACGCTATTTTTGGACATGTCTCATCCGTTGCCGTAATGCCGCAAGGCGTGGGGTCGGAGACTCCTCGATCTCCTTCGTCTTCGTTCGCATGTGCGACTCGATCGACTGCTTGAATGCTGCAGGGGTTTTACTCCATCGCGCAGCGGCTCGAGCGGTCGCGTCCGTTACTTGGGTGTTTGCCTTGGTACCAATTCGGTCGGCGAACTTCTTGTCCACCGCCTCTTTTGAATCGAACCAGGTCTCGGCCTCCATCCACTTTGTCACATCTTCGATCGACTGACCTGATCTTGCCGACATCATGGTGGCGATCGCCACGTCGACTTTGCTCAAAAGGTCGATCGTCTTTGCGACCTCCCGTTTGTTACCCATCGCGTAGGTCCAAGATTCATGGATCATCATGAATGCGTTCTCGGCGATTTCGATCTCATCGCCTGCCATCGCAATGAACGATGCGGCCGACGCCGCAACTCCGTCGATGCATACAATGATCCTCGACTGAACAGCCTTACGTCTCAGGGCGTTGTAAATCGCGTCACCCTCGAATACGTCACCGCCTGGTGAATTGATTCTCACTTGAATTTGAGGAGCATTGATCGAGTCGAGTGCGACAATCACGTCCTTCGCACTGACGGAGTCGCCCCAGAAACTATCCTTCGCAATAGGATCGTAGATGTACAGTGTCGCAGGTTCTGATTCGTTAAGCAGCTTGTGAGCCATCGCGTGAGTTTCCGTTCGATTCCATGAGTGTTGTGATGGCGGGATTGATGTATTCCTCGCCACCGTCGTAAGGATTAAGATCGAGGAATCCTCTCCCCTCGTTCGGGTTGTAAACCCTGGCTGTGATCAATCGGGCAATCGTTTCGGCCTGAGTCTTGCTGTCTGCTCTCAGGAGTGCAGCGACGTTGAACTTGTTGAAGAACCGATTGGTCTTCTTTTCGGACTCACTGAAGAGCTTTTCATCAGCTTCCTGCTCGATACGAGTGAGCCATCGCAGGAGGCAATTCGCGAGGTAGGCCAGGTTCTTTTGCTCGAGCGAGTTGTAGCTTACGCTCGAATCATCCCCCACGATCTGTTCAATCAGGAACCAGAGGGCGGCATCCTGGCGTGTCAGCTTGCGAATCTCAGAGGCTTCGAAGTCCTTCAGGTTTTGAGTCATCGTCGTGATGGTCATCCCTTCTTTGATCATCGCCGACTTGCTGCGGTTCTTGGCTCCCTTGTGCGCCTCCCGGAAATCCTTCAGCCATTCCCTGGATTCGTCTTCCGTCTTGAACATTCCACGCGGCGCAGTGATTACTACGCCAGGCATGTCGTAGTTCTCGAACGCGGACCTGGTGGCACGTATCGCAGATCGACCGGTCTTTAGCGAGTCGCTTGCGTACTCCATGAGGTCGATTCCGGTGATGCCGTCGAATGACAGTCCCACGATGTGCAACACGTCTCGGTCCGGAAATGCCTTCATCTCCTGCTTGCCCGAGTTGTCCAGAACGTAGTATCCGTGCCACTTCTGGCCTTCGACGATGACCGTCTTCGCTGTGGTAGGAAATAGATTCAACTGAACGCACTGCCCTTTGCTGTTCCGCTGGATCAGTGCCCGGCCGTTTCCGCGGAGTAGGGAGTGCACCATGATCGTTTCCCAGAACACCGCCGAACACATCAGCGGATTGGGTCGCGTGTGAACGCATCGCCAAGTCGGATGCTCTTTTGCCTTCCGTCGAACCCTGGAATCAGTAGCATCCTCCTCGTACTGATGCATGGGTAGGACCGCACAATGCCCGGCGATCTTTGTGACGGAGTACCAAACCTCAGGCAGCTTTAAGGCATCCTCCGGTTTCATCGGAGCATTGTCCGGATCATGCCCACGCACGAATTCAACAAACCAATCCGTCGGATTGCTTATGCTGGAAATCCCGAGATCTATTGCCCATGTAACTGCACGTCGGACGGCTTTGCGAATGCGATTGAACATGGTGCGTTGCTATCCTGGGGGTCCTAATAAATCAAGCTCGCACCCGTCGGAACGTCGGGAGCTAGCATCGCTTCGTTCAGAGACATGATCGCGGCCACAATTCCGTCGATCTTCTTGTGGTCTTCGTGACTTGGTTTGACTGGTCGGAAGTTTCCCGACGCGTCGGTCTTTACTTTCACGTTCTGCGACTGCCAATCGAACACAGGATTGGGCTCGTGCGTCAGCAGGCCTGCCCGGAGAAGACGTTCGAATTCTGCCGTCGGGTGTGCGAAATTGGCAATGGTCTGCTGGAACTCGACGCGCTCAATGCCGTCATGCTCCAGCTGCTGCGTCAGGTGCTCCGCATTCCAAGGGTCGAAAGCGAGCTTCTCGATCCTGTAGAATCGATTCAATTCGCGAATGTCTGCCAGGATCGCTCCATAGTCCGTAACGTTTCCAGGGGTAAGCTTCAGATACTTTTGGTTTGCCCAATTTCGAAACTGCAGCGTCGGGAACACCTTTTCAAGTTCCGCGACTCGATCCTCCGGGATCCAGAAGAATGGCCGCAAGTGGTACGGGCGAGGCGGTACGTACCTTTCCACAACTCCTGCAGACAAAAGGTTCTTGGAAACCGACATCGGCAACGTGTGTAATTGTCCGATCGAATATGTTTGCCCTTTGCTCGTGAATGGGCTGACCACTCTTACGGACTCCATTCCAGAAGGAACGGGCTCGCGCTCGAGAGTCTCCGTCAGGACTAACGCACTCATATCGGAGATCTTCGCCAGGTCCAAACCGGCGTGGACTGTAGTCAGTCGCTCCGGTTCTCGCTCTCGATGGGAGTTCATCCAAATATCATGAGGCAGCCAGCTCGTGAGCTCCTGGGCCCAGATGTTGAACGAGTAGCGAAGGAACGCAGCACGCGTCCGGGGACTTTGCAAGGCCTCGTGGAGATCCCTCGCAAACTCGTCCTCGTCGATCGTAAAGCCCAACGACGGGTTGGCTTTCCTCCAGAGCTTGCGATCGTAGATCTTGTCCCCTTCGATCTCCTTCTCGGTGAGAGCGTACACGAGCGGATAGTACCGGGTGTCGATAATGTCTCCGCTCAAAACCTTCAGGGCGTACTCGTGCTGTTCCCAGCAAACTCCATCCAGGTTATTTCCCGCCGTAGTGATAACGAAGATGAGAGGTTGACTGCGAGCGCGACCCATGTACCTCAATGCGTCCCACAACGCTCGCCCTTTCCACACGTGCAGCTCGTCGCAGATCGCACAGTGCCCATCGAAACCTTCTTTCCCTTCAGGTGCGGAGGATAAGGCTCGGTAGGACGACAGCTTCTTGCGAAAGGTGATGTCGAATTTGGAGCGGTGTATCTTCAGGGACTTCCGAAGCTTTGCCGAGGTGTCGACCATGTTGACCGCTTCGCTATGCACGATCAATGCTTGTTGACGATCGGAGGCGGCGGAATAAACGTTCGCACCGAACTCGTTGTCAGCACAGAGCATGTACAGCCCGAGGCCTGCGGCGATGGTGCTCTTTCCGTTCTTCTTCGGGATCTCGACATACACACGCGTGAACCGTCGGTATCCGTTCGGGCGTTTCCACCCGAATACCGGATAGATCAAATCGCGGATCTGCCACTCAAGCAACTCAAATGGCTTGCCTGCGAATTTGTTTTTGCAATGCACCAGAAACTTCGGGAAGAATGAAACGACGCGGTCCGCAGCGGCTTTGTCGAAATAGCATCCTTCCCGAATCGCCTGCTCATCAGACGCCGTGCGAATTTGGTCTGCCCAACCTTCACGCTTCGCACGTGCTAACGAAATCATTTGAGAAGTCTCTCGCACGAAACCTGGCAACATTCGGCGGATAGCTCGATGCCTACCGACTTAAGCCCGTTCTCACGTGCGGCCAGCAACGTAGAAGACGAACCTGCGAACGGATCCAGAACCCGTGAACCTGGCGGCACGCATTTCAGGATCTCCCTCAGGAGAGGGATTGGCTTTCCCGTGACGTGGTGCTTTTCCTGGTGCTTGACCCGTTCCCGGTAGACACCAGGAAAAGGCCCTGCATGTGTCGCCGCTGGCAGAGAGCCATTGCTGCCCCACACCACATACTCGGCCTGATGCCGAAAATACCCCTTGTGGGGTGCACGGGAGCACTCCGTTTTGTCCCACGGAATGACTCCACGCCATGTCCATCCGGACATTTGCACGGCATCGGTCATCGCAGGTAGCTGCCGCCAATCAACGAACACGAGCAGATAGGCACCGACCCTCGTCAGTGCTCGACATCCTCCGAGCCATTCCGTGCACCATTTGGTCCACGACCGTTGGTCGAGACTGTCGTTCTGAAAGTCGCCTCCTGCATACTTCTTTTTAGTACCAGTAGTTTGGTACTTCTGGCTGGTAGGAAGTGCCTTCTCCGCCATGGTACGTCCTCCACTCGCGTATGGAGGGTCCGCAAGGACGACGTCGAAAGGTCCTTTCAGTTGATCGAGAATCTTTAAGCAGTCACCTCGATAGAGTTGACAATCCGATTGGGAATAAACAAGTTGCATCTCTAGAAGTTATCCAATTCATTCGTGTCATCTTTACTACCTTGGGCGGCTATTCCTTTCCTCGCCCTGAAACCAATTCCTAGCTCCTTTGCAATTCGGGTAACTCGATCAATCGCAATGTTTCGCTTATGGGCTGCGGGGTGCATATATGCTCCACCCTTCTCGCTCGTAAGCACGTCTCCCTCGACCGATAGGATTTCATCGGCGTCAACGATCTGCTGCCAGGCCTCGCAATACAGTGACAGCAGATCGAAATCACATAGGTCGAGTTGATCCTTAGCCCGCAGCAGTTCGTAAAGCTCGTGCCATTTCTCGCAGGCTATCGGCTTGCTGTGCAACCACCGCGGGCAGATGTTCTGCGACGTGCTGTCGGATGATGGGCTCAAGGCCTGCAGTGATTCCGGTGACGATTCGTTCGACGGCGTGGGCTCCGGAGGTGCGACCGATTTGCTCGATGAATTCGGCTTGCTCTTCGAAGGCCTTGGCCGTTTCGTTGGCGATCGCTTCGTTGACGACGAGCGAGAGCCTCGACGCGGACTGCTTGATTTTTTCTTCGCCATTGGGAATCAGGTTCGAGGGCGGTACTGCTTCCGCGTTCGATTGGCTTTGCGGTCGCGTTGAGTTTTGCGGCTGTGGCATTCGTGACATAGTGATTGCAGGTTGGTTGGGTCCAGACGTCGAGGATCATCGACGTCTTGAAACGGTACGATGTGATCCACGTCGGTCGCAGGGACCATGATCCCGCGTTCCTTATGAGCCCGGCACAATGGTTCGGAGTGCAAATGTTCCTCGCGAAGGTACTCCCAGTCGCCATCGTAGCCACGAGCTCTCGCGTTAGGCCGAGGGGTTGCTCGTGAGCAACTCGCTTTGCGTCTCGCTCGGTTCGGCACTATTGGATTAGCTGCCGAAACTTATCGACTGCGGTGCGCTCGAGTTGCTCGCTCGCCAGTCGATTGGCTCGTGATCGCATGATCTCAATCTCGTCATCGTTCAGTCCATCCCGCCAATCGATTCCCGCCATGATAGCAGTGGAATGCGCGGCTTCGGAGTTTGCTCGCTTGCGACTGAGCAACCACCAACACAGGAGACCGACAGAGGCTATGAACATGAACGATATGAAGAGCAGGAGACCTGCATAGACCAGTAACATCGAAGGTGCAAACATCAAGGCTTCCTCATAAAAATAGAAACGAGCCAGACGCTCAACAGCAGAACGAAGCCCATGAAGGCAAAAGCGGCGATCGCGAAGATGAGCCAAACAAAATTGGTTGCTCGATCTACGACTCCCTCCGCGAATGGTAGTCGAGCATCCGGGACCCTCCGCGATCCGTCGATCGACGGGAAACTCAAATTGGGGAACCTGTTATCTGGACAGTCCGGTCCGATACATGGAGGACTCTCACCGAACACCTGTTCGGGTCGTTGGGCCTCGGCACGCATTGCGTTGGTCGCCTGATGGTAACTCACTCGCATTGCGTTAAATAAGTCGCTCCCCGTGCGTGGGAACGCCTGACCGTCTGCCGCATAGATCGTTCCACCGTCACCGCGTTCGAGAATCACCATGGGCACGGTGCTCCCAAGAATCGGTTGGTACCTCTCGCGAAAGATTTGGTCGGTCGTCTGTAGGTGTGAGAACGTGACCGCCTTCTTCAGTGCGGCGAGATCGGCATTCGTTGTGAACCACTTCAGCTGTGGATCATTTGCATCGCCCACGTAGATCAGATGAATCCGACCGATGTCCGTTTGCCCAAAGGCGTGACCGCCGACCACCAAACACACGAGCATAAAAAGGATTTGCAGACCACGCATCACGGGGATACCTCGGGGTAGAGAGCACCTCGCAATGAATCGGGCGAGGCCTGTTGTTTCTGGATGTAACGTTGGTAGACCGAACGTTTCTGAGAATCGCTCAATCGGGAATTGCACCGCGTGCAAAGGTAGGTGAGAGGCGTGCCGTCTGGCAGCCAGTCCGTATGCCACTCATCTCCGACGCATGGGCTCCGGCAATGTGAGCAGAAGAATGCACCGGTCTTTAGTTCCGTGCGTGTAACGGGACAATTCGGACAGCTCGGTGGATTGGAGGCTGGCGGGGGTAGGACCCAGTCGATGCTCGGCGGTAGTTCGGGCGCTCTCGGTACAATCGCTGGATACTCGACCCCAGACTCTGTCGTTGCACCGGTCGATCGAGGCGGGCACGTGATCGAGATCTCCTGAGCCGGATTGCATCCGATCCGATATGCGGGGACCGACCCGTTCGCGTAGGTCTGCGGTGCACACGACGGAGCTCGGCGAGCCCGCAGACGAGAGAGCAATCCGTCCTTCACCTCGTTCTGTCGATCGCGATTGACGGGGCCATATTTCAGCTCGTCGATTGCCTCTTTCAATCCCGTTGATGCGGGACCCAGTCGAGGCGGTGCGATGATGGGAGACGGTTCGAGAATCGGCTGAGAGAAAATCGCGAACGCGACCAGCAACGTACAGACGAGCAGTATGAACGAGCTACCGATCGAAAAGCTAACAACTACATCCTGACGGGTCATTGAATCACCTCATAACCTTGACGCGGTAAAGGCGGGCATGGCTCTAATGTCGTTGCCATAGCAAACCCACCGTATGATCTCCACGCGCGAATGAATTCCCCGCGCTCAATCGGGATGAACCGCTCGACCCGATTGTTATCCAGCAGCCAGGCGACCTGGCGTCCGTTCCAATTTGAAAACCCGACGAACGTCACGCAGTGATTCGGAAAGAACCAGATGATGGCGGGACGCCTCGTGTTCGAACACCATTCGAGGAATTCAGGACGGCCGTCCTCCTCCGATTCCATTGGGATCTTGTGTTGCGCCCAGATTCGTTTGATCGACGTTGCCGTTTGTCCGCCCGCGTAGTTGCGTCGAAAATAATCTGCGATCGCATCTTCATTGTGCCATCGCAGTAGCGACACACTCGATGCAATGACGCACGAGCCTGAGTTAGCACGATCCACCCAATTGGTTTGCCGCAATCGCATTGGCACATTCGCGACGGGGATCTCCGCAGGGTAACGAATCTCTCTCCATTCGGGAGAGTCACATCCTAGGGCGAAAAGACATACGGCCATCATGGCCAAAATGGACGCTCTGAACATCCTCATTCCTCTGCTGTGGTGCAACAGGTTGTTAAAGCCTAGCGGCGTCATGCCGCACGCAATCACACGTTGAAAAGACCCAGGAACACGGAGGTCGTATGATTGCGGCGATTCATTCGCTCAGGCTTTTTCCTTACTATCAGTCTTTTTGGTCGACGCAATACCGATCGAATTTATTTTTGGTTTCCCCTTGTAAATATTTTTCGGCCTCGATAGGCACAGAAGGTGCAACGCTTTGTCGGCAAGTTCTGTTCTGTTTTGATTCTGGAGAAAACAAGTGCGTCTCACTCCTTTTGCACTGCGCAACGCTACCACCCTCGCAGGCCTGGCCGTTCTCGCGGCATCTCAAATGTCTCATCAGTTTCCGATTCACAACGAATTGAGAAACTCTCAGCAAATCCGTGATGAGATCAATGCGTTACAAACACGCGTCGAAGCCATTCGCCAAGACTGCGAATCCGAAAAGCGAGACATGACCGACGAGGAGCTCTCGGAGGTAGACGCGATTCTAGGGACTGGATCTCCAGGAGCCGCAGACTTCAAGCCGGGGAAGATTGAAAAGCTTGAGAACGCTCTCAAGCAAGCAAAGCGGATCGAAGACAATGCAGCGCGGATCGCTGCACAGCGATTGGCCGATGGGCAGTCGAATCCTCAATCGCCTCCTGCTGGGGGTAGCCTCGACGTGGCTCCGGTGGCGATCATCGTTCCTGCTCAATACAGGCTCGGTCGAACACTGCAGGCGTTTGCCGGTCCGAACGCAGAAGCCCAAGCTTACACCGCAGGTCGATTCTACTTGGCTGCTTTGTTTGATCACAAGGAATCTCGCGAATGGTGCGCTAAGCATGGCATCGCGATACAAGCCGCTCAGACCGGTGGAGTCGATACCAAGGGTGGATTCCTCATTCCGACCGAGTTGGCGACGACGATCATCAGCTACGCATTTCGGTACGGTCGCGTCCTCGAATACGCCGACGTGCGTCGTATGTCGAGCGATACCCTCGATGTGACCAAAGAGGTTGGGGATCCCGAAGCAGCATGGATGGGAGCGACCGGAGCGGCGTCCGAGCGTACCGCGGTACCGGAACTCGATTTCGATTATGCCTCCTACCGCCTGCTCGCGAATAAGCTCGGTGCACTGACTCGCATCAGCTCCGAGTTGTCGGAGGATGCGATCATCGACATCGCCGATAACGTGACCGTGCGCCTCGCACGAGCGGCCGCGAAGCAGTTAGACAAGACCGGATTCCTCGGAACCGGTAACGCCGCATCCGGAGGGTTCACGGGCATCCTCCCCGCTCTCGCAGCCGGATCGGTTTACACTCCTGCGAACGGCACGTTGAGCTACGCTGCTTTTACCGAAACGATGTTCAATGCGATCATCGGTCGAGTGGAGGAATACGCGGACGACGATCGATGCGCTTGGTTCGTGAACAAGCGATTCTACACTCTCGCCATGGCACCCATTAAGGATGCAGCTGGCGGAAATGACGCCATGGAGATCAGCGACGGGACTGGGCGTCGACGCCTCATGTTTAAGGGGTACCCGGTGGTCTTCTGTTCCATCTTTCCGAAGACCCAGGGAGCCATTGCCGCTGGCACCTGGCTCGGTGGGTTTGGTGACTTGATGCAATCTCTGATTGTTGGACTTCGTCGCGATATCCAAATCGCCCTTTCGACTGAACGTTACTTCGACACCGACGAACTCGGCGTGCGTCTGCTGATGCGAGGGGCCATTCAGGCTCACGATATTGGAGACGCCACGAACGGCGGTGCATTCATTGGAATCAAGGCAGCCGCCGCGTAATGAAGCTTTCATTCTTGTCCTCCTGGCGAGGATATCGAGAGGGCCGTAGCTATGACGTTCCTACGGGTGCGGCCCTCATTTACCTACGGCGAGGCATCGCCGTCGAAGCGGTCGAATTCGGTAACGAGTCTGCCGGTAAATCGACCGATGGGAACACGGTGGTGAATCCACCGAGCCAACCAAAGAAACCGAAGCCCGTTCCCAAAAGGAATGGACGACGTCGCTAAACCAAACTCCGCACCTGAACCAGAGGGGGATCCGATATGCCCAAGATTACCATGACCCGCGATTGGAAAAGTCGCACGGCCGGTGAGACCTGGAATGCATCGGAAAAGGTCGCCGAGCAATTGATCTCCGGCGGATTCGCTGCGGCCGAGGAAACCGCACAGCCCCTAGACGAGGAGCGTGCAACCGAGCCTGGCAGCGGATCCGCCGTTGAACCCGAGACCGTCGAGACATCGGCAGAATCGGAACCAGAGGCCTCACCAGAGAGCCAGCCACAATCCGAGAGTCCATCACCGATACCGCAGCGACACGCTCGGCATCGATCCTGGATTCGTATCCACTGAGCACTACATGGCAACAGAGATCGACCTTCAGATCCTCCACGACTTCGTTGCGGCCGATGCTAAAAGAAAGCTACTGGCGAAGCACGCAGCGGCAGCGGAGAAAGAAGCAAACCTATTGCGTGAGCAGATCGCAGAATGGCTTACCCGAAAGGGAAAAAAGTCGGTGCGACGAGGTCCGTTCGCAGTGTCTTTTGTTCCGGGCCCGGTGAATCCAAAGTGGAAGGACGAATTCATCAAAGCTCTCGGTGAGGATGCTGCCATTCAAGTCATCGAATCCACCGAGCCGTCAAAGCGACTCATCGTTCAATCGCGTGAGTAAACCATGGAAGCCGAGCTCGCTGTTGCGGCACTTCTCGCCATGATCGAGGAGTCCGCTGGATTTCGTTACACACCGGATCGACGAGATCAGCGAGAGCCATCGGATGTTTCGACCTACGTGACCACAACTGTGATCTCCTGCGAGTCGAACTATCAGCTGATTGGCAATCCGGAGCTCGACCACACTCGCGTGCAAATCAACATCTTCGCAATCAATAAACGAAATGGAATCGTGGTGATGCGAGCGATACGCAATCACCTGCAGGGATTCCGTGGAGAGGTCTCTATCGATGATTACCCAGACGAGGACGGTCAGCCGCGACAGCTGGGGAAAGTGTTTGTTTCGGATTGCTCACCAGCTGGTGCTCGCACGTTGTATTCTCCAGCGGGAGACGGCAGCGAATCAGGTGATTACACGATCGCAGTTGACTACATCCTCAGTACCACGAGCGGGATTTGAGAGGCCTTATGAATGACTCATCGCCGACGTCGGAGGAAAAGAACCTCATGCGGGAAAACACGCTATCGCGACCAGAGATTGGCGATAGCATGCCTCCACGAAATCATCGCCTGGAGGCGGATGTATCCCGATCAGAGTTCGGGCCCGTACCCGGTGCGGGCTTACTGGTGCCATCAGTGTCGAGGATGGCACCTCACCAAGCTCGAGCGAAATTGATTCTCGCATCCGAAAAAGGGACACAATGACCCGCGAACAAAGCACAAAGCCTTCGATCTTTTCGAACGAGTTGCCATCTACCTTCATCACATTGGCAGAGGCTCGCGCTCAAGTCGTCGAGAATCCCGGAGACGATGACAAGCTTTTGAACAGGCTGATCATTGCGGCCGTCGAGTGCGTCGAGAGAGATTCCAATTGGATGTTAGGCTCCCGGCCGCTCGTTATTCGTTGGCGAAACTTTCCGGGCGTCTGCGCCAATAGGATTCTCGACCTGCCACTAGAGGTCAGCCCCGTTACCGCGGTGCGATCTGTCACCTACCGTATCGCTGGTGGAGCTCAGGAGACGCTCACCGATTATGAATTGGAGCAATACACCAGGCCCGCGTTCATTTCCCTTCCGCCGAACGCGATTTGGCCTGCCGTGCAAGACGGGTACATCGACTCGTTCAAAGTCGAGTGTGACGCAGGCCTCGAGCCGGACTCTCCGCTTCGATGCGTGGGCACCGCAAAGCAAGCTTGCCTGTTGCTGATTGGTCACTGGTATGCGAATCGCGAGACCGTTCTCGTCGGAACAATTAGCAAGTCGATCGAGTTCGCGTACTCCGAATTGATCGAGGCACTTAAAACAAATCGTTACGTTCACTGAGGTTCAATATCCATGCGAGCCGGTGAGTTACGCGAACGAATCACAATCCAAAAACCTATCACGTCTCGGGACCCCGCGACGAAGCAGAACGTAGTTACATGGGTCGATACGTCGATCAAGAGGCAGCCCGCAAAGATCGTTCAGCAGTCGGCCGGTGAAACCAATTCCTCCAACCAGGTCGTCGCAACATTCGGCTATCTCGTGTCGATGCGTCGCAGAAATGCCTCAGGGGTGGATGAGACGATGCGGATCGTGTGGCACGGACGAGACAACAGCCAATCGATTCTCAACATCACCGGAATCGGTTTCGATCCGATCCACCGAGAACTCCAAATCAATTGTCGAGCCTAAGCCATGGAAGCGGAAATCAGAGATCTCGATATCGAACAGGGAACCGACATAGTCGAATTCTTGCAGATCGTCGACTCCGACGGTACGCCGTTCGACATGACCGGCTGGACGTTTGATTTCAAAGCGAAGCGCGATCCATCTCCGGATTCCCCGGTTGCATTCGCGTGGGACGTGGAATTGGTAGCGGATGCTGATCCAGAGTTGAACAACCGCTGGGTGAGGATCAGTCTGCCTCGAGCGCGGACTTTAGCAGTCGTGGCTGGCGATTTTGCAACCGACGATGAATCCAAGTTTTGGTACGACTGGGACGCTACCGATTCACTCGATCGATGCGTCAGGATTCTCAAGGGGTCAATCACCCTGCACCGAGATATTCGAGGTGTCGCATAATGCCTGTCGCATTCGGCCATGCGAATAAACTAACGCTCCGACTGTTAACCGCTCCGAAGATCGTCGTGAAACTTGGTTCGACACCGCAGGGGCCAGCTGGGCCGCCCGGCAACTCCGAGCCAATCCCGCCCTATACGCTATTGGGAAACGACGTGGCGACGTCAGAGAATCCCCAGGGGCTCACGATCTCGCAAGTGAAATCGATGTTGGGGTACGTGAGTGCGGCCGATCTCCTCTCCGCCCTCGGTGCCTACACCCCGACGTCTGGTCTCGCCGCGATCGCGACTTCGGGAAACGCGGCCGATCTGTTTGGTACGCTCGACAACTCACGGCTATCATCGCAAGTCGTTCGAAACGATTTTAGCTATGCGGACCCTTCGTGGATCACGACGCTTAGCGCAAGCAAGCTTATCGGTACCATTCTCGATGCGAGGCTTACGAGTAACGTCGTTCTGAAGAACGCCAGCAACGTCTTCACGAGCGGAAACACGTTCCAAGCCTCGCAGGTCTTCGACGCGTCCATTGTCCTGGGAGGGCTCACAGGACCGCGCATTCGAAACGTTGGCCAGGTCTTCCGGCTCAACACGAACGACGACACGGCGAGAGCAGGCTTAGAGGTAGGCGACATTATTTCAACGGGCCTTCTCGGAATCGGCATGGCTGTGCAATCGGCACGGTCCCTGTCGGTACTTCCGGTTAACACGGGCGATCGATCCGGCATAAGAGTTAACGACTACGGTTCTTTGGCGAGCGCGGTTAACCAATCTGCGTTTGAAGTGACCTACCTAGGAGGGACTCCATCTATTCCTTCGTCCCCTGTTTCGGGCCACTACAGAAATCTCTTGGTGTTTCGGACGGGAGGCACAAACGGCCTACTATCGTCGTCTCCATCGTTTGCGATTCGCAGTACTATTGGCGCTGTCATCGGATCATCGCTGAGTGTCGTCGATACATCGTTTATCGTGACGCCCACCATAACTGGCGTTCCTATCGCCGCGCAAACGATATACGGGAACACGGGTTTAATCGACTTCCCAATAGGCCAAATACAACTCGGGACCAATACTCGACTAAAGAACAGTGGCGGTAACTTCCACGTTCGCAATTCGGCAGACAGTGGTTTCGCGAGCCTAGAAGCGTTCAATGGAACATTCAACAATTATGTGACAGCCGTTCAAGGCATCTTCTCGGGTGCGGGCGGTGTTGCTCACCTCAATGGTGCTATCGGTGTCGGCGCTGCAGTTTGGCTGGAATATACGGCGAACACCAACACGTTGTTCAAGCGGGATGCCGTCAACGGTCGGATGCACGTCACCTATACCCAGGGTACGAGTGCGGCAGCGGCGTTGACTCAATTTCATTCGCGAGTAACGGTTGATGATTATTTAACATCGGCGTTTCAATCGATTGCAGCCGATCCTACGACGAGCAATATCGCGGCAGGGCTCGCTCGCTTAGTCAAGAACACGACCACGGGCGAGATCGCGACCTTCATCAACGATGGTGGGGTTATCAAGCGATCGGGCAGTACCTCGGGTGCCATCACGTTCCAGATCAACGGTGGTGGAGCAGCGATCGCGGCCGGAGAGCAACCAATCTCGTTTCGCGTTCCATTCGCATGCACGATCACGGGCTGGGAACTGGTCGCCGATGCGGCCGGGTCCATCATCATCGACATATGGAAGGACTCGTACGCGAACTTCCCACCGACGAACGGGGATTCGATCGTCGCATCCGCGAAGCCCACTCTCACTGCGCAGATCAAGGCGCAGTCGTCAACGCTGACGGGCTGGAGTACGGCACTCAACGCGGGCGACTACATCAAGCTCGAAGTCGAATCGGCAGCGACGGTGCAGCTGGTGTCTCTCACTCTCACGGTGACGAGGGCATAGCATGGCAGTCGTGACGCGATGGTTTTCAACGGCATCTGCGGGAGCGGGGGACGGAACATCTTGGGCAAACCGTGCACAGTTGCTCCCATCGGGGAATTGGTCGAGCATCATTACTGGTTTCAACTTCGCTGGCAGCGACTCGTTGGAGTGCAGAGCCGGACCAGGAACATATGCGCTTTCTCAAAGTCTGGCATCGGGCATTTTTACATCCGGAGCACCTTCAAGTAGTAACCCGATGTATTTGTACGGATGCGACAATACAGGAAACGTCTTAACGTCCCCATCACCTAACTGGGTTTCTCCGCAAGGATGGTTCGACAATTCTAGTTTCCCGTACTTTAGCATAACTAGCGCCGTCGGATTTGCGACCAACCTCACAATCAATTGCATGTTCTTGAAGATAGGTACCACAAGCAGTGCCTATGCTTCCATGCTTCCAGGAGGGTATCACCAATGGGTAAGTGTCGAGAGTACTGGCACGAATTTCTACCTGTCTTCGTCAGACACTTGCAACCTTCGAAATTGTCAAGTCAAAGCAACAAACTTTTACGCGTTAATACTGAATGCTAGTCAGTGCGTGAATTGCAGGTTTGACGCAAGAGGGACTGCAAACACCTACCCTAATACCTTAAGCGTTGTTGCGGGAGCCGTTTTCGATAATTGTACCTTCTTGGAATGTGGAACTGTATTAGGTACGGCAAGTGGGAGTCGGTCGGCGTCGTTTAGGAATTGCATAGTAGCAGGTGCGAAAGAGTCGGGTTACAGGATAAACAGATCTGTAGCACCAACAGTGAACATAGAGGTATTGAATTCGTTCATCGTCAACAGCGCTGCTTACGGAATTCACGATCCTAATTCATACGAAAGAATTTGGGTTAGTAATTGCAGGTTCCGAAACAATGGAAGCGGAGACATTTCTGGATTGTCGCCGAACTATTTGAATCTGGTTAACAACTACACCGCCGCCGGAACCGACACTGACGAATTCGTCGACGCCCCCGCCGGGGATTATCGCATCAAGCTCGGCTCGGCCTATTGGGGCAAGAACATCGGTGCCGGTGACCAGCCATCGAGTGGTTCTCTAATTCTTCCTTCAATTTCAGCATGGGTGTTTTAGTGTTCAACGTACCAGCAATCCCAACGAATCCCGAATCTCTCCTGCTCGCGAAGGAGTTGCTCGACTTCAGCAACGCCACGCTCGCGAACCTTGCAACGTTTCGCAAAGAGCAGTTTCAACGATTTTGGTATAAGAGGCGAGGCGAGCTACGCACGCGCGAAGAGATCAACGAAGTACTCGCACAGATGGACTCAGCATCGCCGGGGCAGTCCGCTCGCTTCTTCGACAGCGCTAAAAAGCTCGTAGAACTTATCCAAGCGATCACAGGAACACAGCTCGAGCCCGAAGAGTGGGTACCCCCATACGAGTACACGGTGGATCCGATGACATACGCATTGCGAATGGTCATCCCACCGGAGCCCGAACCAATTCCTGAACCAATCCCCGAGCCTGAACAAGGCGAGTAACCCTTACCCCCTTTCGAGGACAGAAATGTCGAATCCATTACAGCAACAACTAGACAACATGACCCCAGACCAGGCGATCGACTTAATGAAGCAAACGATGTCGATTATCCCAGGCTCGCGTGCTGAGCATCTGCTTTTGGTAAAAGCCGAGGAGATGATCGTTGCACTGGTCAAGAAAGGCTTGGAGGCCGCCATCAAAGAAGCGGAACAAACCAAAGCCCCCGAAGTCAAAGAGCCATTGCCGGTTTAGGGGAATTGGCGGCTGCCTAACCCCGACTTGAAATTTACCTTGTCCCCTGATAGCACCGGGGGACGAGCTTTTTGAAATCCTAATTTGAGCAGGTGACAGGATGACAGCAGGATATACGCGGGAAAATGATACCGGTCAGGGAGCCACGATCGTATTCGCGGACTATCCCATTGTCGCGGATTTCAAAACGATCGGTGAAACCAAACAGGTTTCCCAGCCCGTAGAGGACACTCCGATCAGTGCGGGATTCAACTCGTTCATTCCCGGTGATGTGATCAATGCTGGGGAAACGGAATGCGAATTGATCTTCAATCGCAGGGCCGCCTTACCGCCTCTCAACACTCCCACCCTGGTGACAATTACGTTTCCGGTTGGGCCCGGAGACGATGATCCCGCGACCTATGTTGGCACCGGTTTCTTAACCGAACGCTCTATCCCGCAGCTCGCGTCTCAGACGCTGCAGATGAGCAAAGTCAAAATCAAATGGGATTGCAAGGGGACTCTCCCCGCCTTCACTCCCGCCACCGAAGCTGTTTAATCCGGCATCTGTTCCCGACTCTTTCTTTATTTCGATTCCTTGAGAGGATCTTAATCATGGCGTTAACAGTTACACTCGCTCAGATGGAGGTCGATCGATTGACCCCCCTCGGTACCGTAAAGGAAAAGGTACCGCAAATGAAGATCTGGGCGCAGTTGGATTCTCAACCTCGAGCGCTAGTTGGATACGTGGGTACCAAGCCTGGCTCACCGATCAACATTATCGTGCCGGACTTGCCTGTCTCGATCGTCGAAGAGATCAAAGCACAGGTGGAATCGCAATTGAATTCGGGCGATAAACTCATCGCGGTACCACCTACCACGGATGAAATTAACGAACTCATTCCACCCGAGGATGCACTCGATGACGAGCTCCTGGAGGACGACGAGAGCCAATTCAGCACGCTCAGCTAAGAGCCATTCCGTAGCACACTCTGTGAAGGAGGGAGCAGTCAGACGTTACAAACCTGGCTGCTCCCTCGCGTTTTATGACGATTGCCAATTTAGAATAGGAATCCCCACAATGACTACGCTTTTGGACCGTTTGACTCGCCGAGGTTCTCAATGCGAGGTCCAATCCACGAGCCTGCCCGATGGCACGACGGTGTTTCTCCGACGCCTCTCGGAGGCGGAGTACTCGATCTATGAATCGGAACTGTACGACCCAGTAAGCGGGAAGATTACCAACGAGCGGTACGCCAGCCAGAGACGCCGATTCCTGGCACTTACTCTGTGCAACGCATCGGGGGAGCGATTGGTAAAGGATCCGGAGGAACTAGCCGGGATGGATCCGTTCGAGGCTATCTTCCTTCGGGATGAATACACCAGGCTATTCCCACGACCAAAGGTTGCATCAGTAGCCGCCATCGAAAAAAAATCCGAGGCAGTGCCAGGCTCCGATACGCCTGCCGCATCTGCCTAGCACTCGGTATCGACGATCCGCTCCGGTGGCTGAATGACACGGACCCCATGGTCGTGAACACGTGGATTGCTTACTGCCGTCTCGAACCGTGGGGACGCGAATGGGAACAGTCCGCGATGATCGCGCAGCAGCTGGCGGCGGTGAGACACTCGGTCGCTTTGAGTCGTAGCGTCGATGACGCGAAGCAACTCGATGATACGCTCGATCGCAATCGCTATATGCCCGGCGAGTATTCCCAGCCGAAGCCGCCCACTAAACCGCTGGATGGTGAACAACTCAAGTCTCATTTCGAGGCATTAGCTGCGTCCCATCGCAGAAGATAGGAGCTCGTCATGTCACGAACGCAGATTGGGAATCTCAACTATTCGATCAAGGCGGACACGTCTCAGCTGAACGAAGCCGCGACTCTCACCCGCCAGCAGATGCGAGACGTGCGTCGGGTGATGGAGGAGACAAAGGATCCTGCCCATCGCCTGCAGGAGCAGATCGACCGGTTAACGACGATTTTCAATCTAGGGGCGATCACTGCGGAGCAATACGAGGCGGCCGTCGCGAATGTCCATGCTCGCTCTCCGGAGGGCCTGGAGAAAGCGCGGCGACTGAAGGAAGAAGAGGATCGACACAACGACACACTGCGTGAAGCCAAGCGATTGATGCAGGAGGTCGAGACCGAGGAGGAGCAGAGAGCTCGCCGCCTCGATCACCTGAACGATTTGCTGCGCCGGGGTTACCTCACGCAGGATGCGTACAACCGACAGCTGGATAGGATCAGGCAGCCCAATCTAATGGGTGGCCTCCGAGACGCTGCTCGCGATCTTTCGAGCTCGATGCCAGGTGTGAGCCAGGCCACCAGTGCGTTCGCCGCAGCTGGCGGAGGTGTCGCCGCTGGTGCACTCGCTGCGGGTCTCGGCGCTGTGATCGTGGCGGGTGCAGGCGTCGCATACACCATGCACCAAATCAGTGAGCAATCGCGAGAGATCGACACGATCACGGATTCCGCTAGCAAGCTGGGGATGACGTTTCGAGAGCTCGGCACTCTGCGATTGTCGCTATCGCAGACGTCAGGCCTGGACGAGGGTTCGATCGACAACGCACTCCAGAGGATGACCGTGGGTCTCCATGAGGCGAACACGAAACAGTCGGGTGCAGTGTTCGATTCCCTGCAGGCTATGGGACTGGATGCTGGGGAATTGCTGAAGCGTGGTCCCGTCGAAGCTCTCAAAGAGATCATGGCTCACACGCAGGAACTGCAGAGCCCGACGGACCAGCTGGTTGTCGCTTACGAGCTTTTCGGAAAGCAAGGCGCCGCGCTCGTCTCCTCGCTACGCGATGGACCGGAGGAACTGGAGAGGATGGCGCAATGGGCGGAACAGACCGGGATGAATCTCAGCCAGGCGCAGGCCGAGGGAGTCGGTGCGGCGAACGATGCATGGGAAGAAATGCAGATGATCACGACCGGCATGTTTCGGCAGATGTCTGCCGAACTCGCTCCGGTCTTCCAAGTCCTCGCGGAATACATCAAAGACGGATCCGGGGAATTCTCTGCGATCAAGGACTCGTTCCCTGCGATCATTGACATGACCGCTCAATTCGCGGGCTGGCTCTACGACGGGTATGAAGTGGTAGACCTTACTCGGAAGACCATCGCGAACATGATCAGTCTGGACTTCTCGCAGATTGGAACAGACTTTGCAAACGCATTCGATTTCGGTACCGGCCAGAGAAATCTCGAGGCGATCACAAAGGCTCGGCAAGATGCAATGACGGCAGCGGCCGAGAAGCAACGCATCAATGAGAACTCCGAATCCGTTCTCGCGGAGCATGAACGGAGAAAGGAAGCAGAGAAGCGAGCGATCGACGAGAAGAAAGCAAAGGAGCGCGAAGCCTTGCAGGAACAGCGAGCGAAAGAACGCGAGGCCGAGCAAGAGCGAAAAGCCGCCGAGCGAGAAGCCGAGCAGGAGCGAAAGCGAATCGCACAAGAGGCAGACGCCGAACGTGTTCGCTCGTTCCAGGAGGCGGACAAGCTTCTCGAGAAGCACAAAGAGGGGTATGCACTGGCAAAGCAAATGGCCGAACTCGATGACCTTCGCATGAAAGGAATGCTCACCAGTCGAGACCACGCGATGATGAAGCAGAAGCTGGTCGAGGACGAAGCGGCTAAGGATGTCCGACGGGCGGAGGCAAAGACTGCTACGCGAGGCTCCGCGGATGAATACGAGATTCTCCGGTCCATGCAGTCTCTGCAAACTGACCAGCAGATTGTCGAGATGCGAAAGCAAGAAACGCTGTTGAAGATCAGTAACGACAAACTCGATCGACTGGTCCGGGCTGTCGAGGGTGGAAAGAAACCAATGAGGATACGCTAATGGCATCAGTAACAGGCACCAAAGGATTCCCGCAGCGCACCAACACAATCGACGAAGAGTTTCGAAAGGTTGACGAACGTAGCTTCACGCTCATCGTCGAGGTAGATCCCGATACCGAAGGGGTGGATGATGCTCTCAATCTCGCTCCGCCCGTCGGATCGGGTTTCATAGGCCTGCCCCAGATATGGCTCGGTCGGCGGATGCCTCGACAGATATCGCGAAGGCTCATCGAGGTCGATCTCGAATTCGTGCAACGACCGCCTGGCACTCCTCCGGATCAAGAGGCGACTCCGAATCCGGTCGACTGGGCTCCAAAGTGGTTGGGGTCATCCGTCGAAAAGATGCAGCGTGTGATGAGTCAGGACGCTGGGAGCTACGTGAACATTCGCGTAGCGACTGGAGCACCGCCTGACGAACCGCAATACACAGAGACATGGGAAAGCATTCCCCCGAGCGATGTGATTCTCACTAATGGAGAGGCTTACTCAACTCCAGTCTACGAAACGGTGAACATCCTAGTGGCTCGATGGAGACGCTACTATCCGATCGCTCAACCTGCACTCGATGAGTATCTACTGGAATGGAACAACACAATCAACTCCGCGACGTTTCGTGGGAAACCGGCGTTCACATGGCTGCTAACGGTTAATGCTAGCCCAACACAGGTGAATAATTTTGAGCTCGCCGAGTTGACTTTCGACTTCCGATACAACAAGCTGGGGTGGATCGAGGAGCGATTACAGGTCGGTACTTACTACATCGACCAGTTTGACGGGAATAAACGCAAACCGTTTATCGACGGTCTCAATAATCCAATATCTGGATTGCTGAACGTCAATGGGAACCCAGCACTGTACCCAACGTACAAGAAGCATCGGGGTTCCTATGAAGAAAAAGACTTCAACGACCTTCTCACATAGCGAGGTCTCTCCTCCTCGACCGTCAATCGATCCGGCGGGCGAACACCATCCAAAGGCGATGCGTTCGCACGTGCGTGATGAACGTGCATTGATGGCCGTTCGAATGCTCTGCGTGGAATGGTCCCATTATTGGCATCGAGGTGGAACCGATGTGGCACGCACGTCGGCGTGGAAGAAACTGAAATCCCTCGAGGAGTTTCTTTGCGATCGCTACGACTGGATGAGAGATGCCGTCACACTGCAACGTCGCGCTCGAGAGTCCTCGACAAAGCAGGGACGCAATCTGGCAATCAAACATGTCGATGCACTGAATGCCATGTGCGATGAGGTCGAGACCGCTTTGCGCTCGCAACCTCCGAAGTCCGGAGCACCGCGACCATGAGCGCGAGCGACGATGTCTATGGATTCTCTCGAGCAGACGCATCCTCTATTCTCGATCTGCTCAATCCTCCATCCCTCGGAGCCGACCGGCCGGATCCGATCCGTCAAATCATCTCCGTGGTAGTTCGGATCGATGGGACCATGGCAGCCGCCAGCTGCAATTCTCCGTCGACTGGATCCGGACGGGTGCTGGAACTCATCCCGGTTTCGAGCCCAGGGGGGGTATTGGATCGATTCGAATTGGTTGAGGCGCCAAGCGGTCTCGTCGTGGATCTGAAATCGTTCCGGCCTCGTCCGATCTTTTCCGGTACCGTTTGCATTGCGGTGCGTGACCAGATTCGAAACGAATGGTGGGTCGCATGAACGACGAGACTCTTTACTTCAGCCGCTCGGACGCCCAGGGTGCGCTGGATCTGCTCAGTGGTGAGCCTCCCCGTTCTGTTAAGCTTGTGCATCGGCCTGGAATCCTCTTCACTCCCGCACGTGCGTTCGGTCGTATCGCAGGTGCAGCGGGCGGTTCGTTGGGGGCAGGGTATGCGGTCCTGCTCCATACCGACGTGCTTGAGCCGGTCGCGAATCTATCCATCGAACACGTCGGCGATGGGCAACCGATACTCCTCCGCCGCGAGCAATCGACCAACGTGCTGACATCGGATGCCAGGCCATGCTGGCCGGATCTCTGCGATCGCCCGATCGAATCGATTCGGATTAAGCGGACTATCTCGGAGCGAACGATCTCCTATGTTCTGGAGGACAGAGGGGATGGAACCGCGACCTATGTCGACGAGTACTCCGAGCCTGCCAACACAATTGAATTCGATGAAACCTTTTCAGTTGGCCATTCGGTATTCGAGGTTCCGTACCGTCGATGGAGCGACGGTTGTACAAATGTGGTGTCGAGGAATGTAGTTCTCTACGGAAGCTGCGTGGTGGCTCACAGCCAGGCGGTTCGAGACTTTACCGTATCCATCGAGCTACCGTCGGCTCCGGAGAGCGAGACCATCGCGGCCATCTTTGACCCGGTCGATTGCTCGCCGGTTGCCACTCGCCTCTATGGCGAGGTTTCCATCGATGGAGAGTTTAACGAGAGCCAAACGTTTCATTGGCCAGACGAACGATTCATTAAGACGCCTATGGCGTGGCGGTACCGGTGCACCCAGTTCACGGTTAACCTGGCTGCCGTTCCATGCCCGACGGCCGACGACATCGCGAGCGCGTTCGAATCTGCGATCGCCGCGATCGCCGTTACCCATCCGGAATTGGCTGATGCCATCGTAACCGTGGTGCAAAATGATCTGCCGACGTGCGAGCCGGATGTCACAACGACCACCGTCGAGCCGGCGGACACGTGCTTTCAGCGAAACATCGTCGAGACAACGGAGACGAGGAAGTATGGGTATCTATTCGAGCTCACGTTCAATCCGATCGACCCCATCCAAATTGCGTTCAACGTGTGGCATTACACCCACACGATCGAAACCCGGAGCTATGAGGCTTGCATCCCGAGCGGCGGTTTAGGTGCATCTTTCGGATGCTGCTCCGGATACGGGACCTGGTCCGGAGTGACGACAACCACCAGCACAGAGACGGGAGGATGGAGCCAGGTCTACTCTGCCGCCATTCCATGCCATGCGGACAGATTGTTTCACTCCGGGGCCGCATCACGTTTTCTGTACGACTTTCAATCGATCGACGGTTTGTCTCGAGCGACACGCGAACGTCGTATCCTCCACGAGATTTGGGTAACGTTCGCCGTATCTGCCGAACTACCCGCACGGCCGGTCAAGGGGCCTGCTTCCCCCTCGATCGGCCAGTATGCAATCAAGTATCGGTGCAGCGATCCGTTTAACGCCTTCGCGATCGATCAGGACACCGGCCAGGTTTCCATTGTGAGTCTCTCGTCTATCGAAACGCCTGCGACGGTACCGCTCACGGTATACGCCGATAGCGAAGCGGGAATCACCATGCATCGCACGTTCGCAATCTCGATCGACGTTACCGATCCACCGCTCACTCCCGTCCTGCCGTTGGGGTTTGTCGATGTTGACTTTGGGGAAAACTGGGTCAAGTCGTTTCCACTCGCCGGAACTCCCGTCGGAATTCGATGGCAGTCGACGAATTTGGATGCCACGGTCTACGAACTCGATGACGATGCGGGCGGTCGCTTTGCAGTCGCGGCCGATCGATCCATCGTAGTAACCGATACGGCCATCGCCGGCGGTCTCATCAACTGTGCGGACGAGAACTCCCACAACATTGTCCCTGCGATCTATGAACCCGACGGCGATCCGGTCGAATCTCCCCCGTCGATTCCAATCGTGGTTCGAAATAGATGGTCGATGAATCCGATCGTCGACATCAACCCGGCCGCGGACGCGATCTCTTCCACGTCCGTCGGTGACATCCCCTTGCAGGCGACGAGCGAACATCAACGCCTGTTGTTCACCGCGTTAGACATCCGATCGATTGCTGTGTCGATCGCCGGCTTCACGGTAACTCTCGACGATGAGCACATCGATCCTCTCGATAGCTTTGAGGAGTTTGCCGATTGGACCTTTGGCAATTTCACCCGACGCCTGGTCTCGTCCATCGCCGGAGGATACAGGGCGACCGCCACGAGTCGTTGGCGTTGGAATGAAACCTGCCCGAATCCTTCGTTGGCGTGCGATGGGTTCGGTGTGTCGACACTGGTCACTCCGGACGCGACCTTTCGCGCTCGAGGTGGATTGTCCTACATCCCTATCCTACCCATCGCGGGATTCTCTCGAGACGCACGTGTGTACGATCCGTTCGGTTTCTATCGAACCTATCGGGACGACTACGGATTGTTTCTTAATCTCGGGACTATCACCCTCCGTGAGACCAACGGCAATTGGCGTCTTTCGATCCCGCAATTCGGATTCAGTCTTTTTCGCCGGCGGAACGAGTACGCGAACATCGACGCGTCGTTGCGAATCGACGACGCCTGGCTGGAATTCCAGGCATCGCATTGGAGCCACCAGGCATTCGCTCCGCTCGATGTCGCTGTCACACCGGCGAATCTATTCGGCGCCCATTCTGTTTCGACTGCTATCCCGGCGATCGAATGGCCATCTGCGATCGCGACCGATGGCACGGTTACGCTGTCTCCCGCAACTCTAACAATCCAATTGATACCCCGATGAAAGCAGTGATCTATACCGGCGATTATCGTTCCAGACGTAATCCCCTCATTCCCAGTTGGCAGGACAACGCATTGATACTGCAAAAGGAATGGTGCAAACGTCAGGGCGTTCGACACTGGGTGATCGAGGACAACTGCATGCGTGCCTTTGGAGTGCTCGGTGCCTTTGGACTGCTAGATCGATTCCCTGATTCATGGACCTTTGGGACACTCACAATGTTTCTCGCGGTCCATGACTTCGTTCGCTATGGACAGGCGGATCGCTTCATATGGATGGACCTCGACATCATTCCCGATGATCGAGCATCGATCGATATGCTGCTCGAACCAGGCGTTCACTACGGGAATCTATCGGTCGAGTCGGCGAGCAATTATCAGATTCAAAAGCTCTGCTGGATTTTTGCGTATCGGAACCTCATCGATCCCGGTTCGCATCAAACTCAGCGATCGGAGCTAGCGGTCTCTACGATGCTTTTCACGTTGGACCGAGCAATCGCTGAGAGTTTCCTCAAATGGTTGGAGGAAAAATTCGAATTCCTCAGCCTTCCGTTTTGGGTAACGCGGTATCGGATGCAACGCGAGGCCTCTGCGGTTTGTCTAGAAACCTACGATCGCTGCTACGACAGGCCGCATTTCGGTTGCGACGAGTCCTATTTTGAGATCTTTGCGAACTTGCTCCACGCCGAGGGGCGAACGCTTCCCCTGTTGCGTCGCGATATATGGACCAACGTGGGTGATGGGGACGCTCCCTTCGTCCATTACTACGGCCAGAACAAATCGAGGATCTTGGAACTATGAAGAAGCGACCAGCCACCAAGGCCATCCTGTTGAGCCGATCGGAGATTCGGACGCGAAAGAACCGATTGGCCAAAACACTTTGGGAACTCGAATCGAAATCGCCGAAGCTGGACGATCCGGATCCGGAGGTTATTCCAGATGCTCGATCGATTCTTTCTCAACTGGGGTCGGGCCAACTCGTGCTCATCAAACGCACGACGCTACGTTTGCTTATCGATGTACTATCGCAATAGCAGGAACTCTCGATGATTGGTACGGGTATTGGGTTGGTGTGGGATGGGGAGACAAGGCAGCCGGCTGCCGCTGGTTCCACTCTGATCGATCGGGAATCGGTGCGATCGCACTGGAGTCGCCTTCACCGCTTTCCTTATTGGGCTCGGCAGTATTGGGACTTTTGGGATCCCCAGGAGACGCTCCGGCGATGGATCGAGGAAATCCCCTGTGCCACCTGTAGCTCTCACATCCACCTTGTTCGTGAGGCCATTCCGTTCGACCCCTCCACTCCGGAGAGTTGGATCCTCAGTGCGATAACCTGGCACAATGCCGTCAACGCGGCCGGCCATGCGATCGGAAACACGACCACGGTCACGCCTCCGTTCGATCCGATCTTTCACGCCACGGTATGGGATGACGCGGACCCCCCTCAGCAATCTCCCATTCCCCTGTCAGTGGTCACGAGCTTTGGGGAAATTGGCGAGCCCCAGCAACGTGCCATACGCTCCTGGAATCGATTCGGCCTGGATATCCGAGCCGTGCAGCATCACAGCGAGATATCGCGAATACAGCGAAGCCTGGGGCATTTGCGTGCCTCCGTCGAAATCCGTAGTGTTGGCGACGATGCACTTTCTAAGCACGAGAGGCCTACTCCAACGATCAATTCGATCATCGACACCGCTACGCAATGGAACGAACCGGTTCTATTGCTCAACAGCGATTGCGAATTGCATGGCAGCAATGCCGGCCTGCGGTCCGCGCTCGAGGCACGTCAGCCGGCGGTGTGGATTCGGCGGAACTGGGATGGCGTTCCGGGGGATGGCGAGTTGGAACCCGACGGGCTCGATTGTTTTCTGCTTTGGCCGGAGCATGCTCGATGTCTATCCCGGATTGGATTGTCGATCGGCCGACCGTTCTGGGATTACTGGTTACCGTGGGAGTTGGAGCAGCTCGGCCACACCATCACATGGCGAGGGGAACCAATGATTTATCACCGCCGGCACCCGCTCAATTGGAGCGAGGCCGATTGGTTGTACGGCTACCATCTTTTCGTCGATCGCTTTGAGCAGCACATCGACTGGGCCGCCTGGCGTCGGAGCAAGCCCTTCGGCCGCCGGACGTGATCGCCTCGTCGATGCTTCCCTTTAGATGCTTTGCGAATACTGCTGGCCTCTCGTCCGAGTAACTGAACCCGGACGTTAGTTCGTACCCATCGCGAATGCGGAATACGGAATAGAACAGGAGGTCGATTCCGGACATCGATACATCACGCTCCACATAGATTTCGTATCCCCGATATTCACGAAAGAATGGCGTGGGCTTTTTCTTAGTCATCCGAGAGCCCTTTTGGCGATCTTCAAAAAGCCTGACCACCTGCGTTTCGATTGTTCGCGATTACGAATCACCTTCTGCACAGGAGATTTAACAGGCGATCGAAGATCCATCGCCGGCAACCGCTTGGATAGTTCCTCGACATCGAAGTGCGGACCGAAGACCGCTTTGCCGCGGTACCGGAATTCTTCGCGTACCTCATGCTCCTGTGCAGCCAGCACCGCCATCAGAGCCGTTTGCACAATCTCGCTTGTTGTCGAGTGTCGAGAGATGAACCACTTGCGGCCGTACTGCACCTGGCTCGTTTCAGTCTTCAGGTCCCATGCGTCGAACATGACTTGGATATAAAGCGGTCCCTGCGGATCGTCGTTGAGACTGCCAACCCAAAAGTCCCAATCGAGATACTCGATGAGATGAACTATGGACAAAACGTCCGCTATCGTAAGAGGGCCGTTTGCGTTTTCAATGGTCAATTTTCTTCCTCCTAATTGATTCTTTTTCGTCTGGGGTTATAGTTTCGAACCTAGGGCTAACTGGCGGTTCAGACTCGGGCGTGACTGGACTACTGGTGAGCCCTTTTTTCGTTTCGGGTTTGAGCTACTCTTGCTTCAACTGCAGCAGTTCAAACACTTCGGTGCGCGCAGGTATTTCGATTACCTGATGAATCGATTCACCCGGCGGGTCTGCGATCGGCTGTCCATCCGATGGCTCGCTCCACATGTTGGTTCGCATCAGGCATTCCCGCCATCTATCCTGTATCCTCTGCGGCAAATGGGCTGCCGCGTCTGCCCAGGTTGGCCAACGGCCGTGGGCACCGTAGAACCGATATTGGTAGTAGAGGCTCATTTGATTGTGGGCTGCATTCGCGTCGTGATGCGTTGCGCAGACGGGACATCGATCCGCCGGCGGAGGCATCAGCTTAAACGGCCGGCTGTCCACTTGAGCGCCTCCGACAAATACAACTCCATCGAGCTTGCGGAACTTGGCGATCTCGCTGGCGCGCTGAATCGCAAGCTGAATATCGGGAGAGTTCGACACGGTCTCTCCAGCCTTATCGATAACCGCAAAGCCTTGATCGTGCCGAACGACCTTCCACGTTTCATAGTTTTCTTTTTCCATCGGTGCTCCTGGTTGGTTACCCCGTTGCAGGGGAATTCATAAACTCTTCGATCTCGGACTCGGAGGGGATCCTGCCGAGTCTCTCACGTAAAACGCCGTAGGCCTTCGCTCGCATCAGTTCGTAGCTCGGACGAGGTTTGGGTCGGTGCACAATCGCAACGTCGCCAGATGGGGCCGTGGGCCGCCGGATCTGGTTGTAGATGACGCCAGGGTTCGTTGTTTGCCGCTTCAGTTCCTCGATCTGATCCAACACTTGCTGCGGGGTGGCCCCTCGTACCTTCGCCGCCTCGATCGCCTTCGCCTTCTGCGTCACACCCAGAGCTTCCAAAGAAACAACAACAACCTGCCATGGATCCGTTGTTGTAGTTTCTTCTTTTATTTCTGTTCTATTGTCCGCCACCATGGCGGACGGCGTGGCGGACGGCGTGGCGGATGGTGTGGCGGACGGCGTGGCGGACGGTGGGCAAAATTTTGGAGTCGGTCTGACGGTGGTCAGCTCGCTCCAAAACACGATGTACCGATTGCTGGGAAACTGACCTCGGCCGGTGTTCATCTTTTCGATGGTGAGGAGTCCGCGATCGGAGAGCGCCTTGATGATTCGTTCCGCCGATCGAACCGATATGTCGCATTCGCTGGCTAGCTTTGCGATCGATTCGAACGAGATCTCGAACTTGGCGAGCCGATACATCACGCATCGCACCTCGGAGGTGTTCAGTTTGATGGCTCGGCGTTTCCGGCCGGATCCCTCCTCGACGTAGAGCTCGCGGAGAATGGACGAGTGTTCTACTGCCCATTTGCGATACCCTTCGGAGGAGAAATCAAGCTCCTGTTGCCTTGGTTTGGTTGCTTCCATTCGGTGCATCGTGCGTTTATTTGGCCCGAAAAATCCAATGTTTTTGGGGGGTGTTCGGGTCTACATAAGACCCGAACACTTACTAGCGTTCAGTGCGTACAGCGATCGCATCGCGTACCACCGTTCGCAATTCAACGATGCCATCCATGGCCGGGCAATCACCACGCTACAGGCAAGCCAGTAGCGGTCACGTCTGCACGAACTTTTCTGCGTGCGCGTGGTGCCGTCATCCGTGGTTCACGGGTGAGTTCTTTTGTTAAATCGCTTTCTCCTCCGTATCGTGATTTTGGTTTCAATGAAAGGCCCGCCGCCTCACGGCGAGGCGGCAGACCGGAATCACCCGATTTACGGGTATTGGACCGGGCGGGAGTCGAACCCACACGACTGGTACCCTCAGGAGGCCATCCCCTACTCTTCCAGCACACTACCGCCTTGTGGGCGGCGCTCTTCCATTGAGCTACCGGTCCGTTTGTTAAACCAACTCCTTTGCGTGTACGCGTGCCCTGTCATAGTCAGGGTCCCATCTCATCTTCTCGCAGCATTTCACGCAGACGTTACCGCCATACGTTCGGTAGAAGCGATCGCCGACCGAGATGATCCGGTTGCAGTGCGCGCATTCGCCGGCCGTGGATGGCTTCAGTTTGGCGTAGCAATCCTCGCACGTGCTCCGATCAGGCGCGTAAGGCGGCACGAGATAGAAGTGTGTCTTGCACTCCACGCACGCGCAACGTTGTTCATGGGCGCCCATGTTTAGGTTCCCTTCTCGTCTAGGATTACTGCATGCATTTGCACCATTCCGCATAGCATGGGTAGGCGAACGATCCGTCTTGATGCGCGAGCAAATCACAAAGAGCACAGAAACGGTAGGTGTGGCCATCAAACTTCCTCACCACGATGTCGTGCTTGCAAGTTTTCGATTCCGGCGTTTGCTTTCGATCAATTACTTCGCCGTCTATGAAGTACCGCATCAGCTTTGGCTCGGAAGAATCCTCAGGATCCTGTGGATCATCGGGAAATCCAGTTGTTGGAATCTCCGCCCAATGGGTGATCCCTTCGATGATCAAGCTATCTGGACTCACGAACAAAAAACGCTCGCCTTTGCATATTCGGCTAGCAACCAGCACGGAACCATCCGTGATTCGAACCATGATCCAACGGTAGCTCATCGGAGTTGCCGCAGATGCGTCTTGCCACACAATGATCGATGTCATCTTCATATCTTTTCCATTGCCCCCGAGGTTGGCGACCTTGCTTGTCCTGTTACTCAAACGGCCTTCCTGATACAGCCGCTTCCACCGCATCGCGTAAATCGATCAGCAACGTTTTGGCCGCTGCAATCGATATGAAAACGTCTTCGTAGTTGTCGTCATGGAAGGGGTCATCCGGTCGCACCATGATTTCTTTTGGAAACACCAAGCTCACGACCGTCGTTGCGTGTTCAGCGTCTTCAGTTGGGCTAACGCTTGCAACTCCGACGCCGACCGACTCATAAAACTTGCCCTGTGGTAAACCCATAATTCAATCACTTTCTTTTAAGAACGTTTCGTGCCGGTACCTGAGCCGCTATCGCCACCTAAAAACTGTACGTCTGCTTCTTCGCTCCGTCGTCGATCGTGACGCTTCCGCCCTGGAGCCAAATAGTCCTGTACAAATGCGAAAGGAATTGCATGTCCTTTTCATCCACCGCAGTCATCTTGAAGCATTCGCAATGAGAGCGAAGATCGCCAAGACTCCCGTCCGCGAGCTTCTTCGGAGCTTTGAAATAATTTCGCCCTTCTTGTTTCGCCATCATTCCCCCTTTGCGTACGTTTGGTCCAAATCGTCTGACTTGCTCATCAATTTCGGTGAATGCTTCGTATGTCCCCAGAGCTTTAAAAATGCTCCGACTAAAGACCAGACGGACTGGCTCTTACGATGGAACTGCAGAACATGTCCTGGCCTTCCGGTCGGGCTGGTATACTCAGCAAATAGACTGCCGTGGTAATTTCCAACAACTTCATTGCCTGATCCGGAATTGGTAATGAACATCTTCCCAAGCACTCGTTTGCCATCTTCATTTCCGTGAGGCAATAGCTCAACAGTCACTCTGATCACTCTTCCCCCCTTGCGCACGTTTCGACCTCACTAGCCAACATCTCTAAACTTCGCTCCCATGCGACCGGCATGAAGAAGTGTTCGACTTTCAGCTCTGAAACCACAAAGACCGACACCCCATTACCGAGCGTCTTGAACAGACCGTACGATTTCCAGTTGCAGGTTTGCAGGTCTTTGCCCCCGTTGATCAGCTTCACCTTCAGGCCGGAATTGCATTGATAGGGATCGCTACTCTCTCCCTTGCAGTAAGGGCAACGAAACCCCTTACCGTCCAGTGAACTCATCAGCTCATCGAGGTTTTGGAACACTCTCACCGAATCGTCGAGCCTGGGTTGATTAGCGTCCTGGTAGAAGTTCATATACCAGTAGGACCGTTTCGTCTCCCATTTCGTCAGGAGCTCTCCGGCGTCGACTCCCGCTTTCTCTGCATAGTGGTGCACCCGGGCGATGATCCATGCAAAATAGGGCATGGCTCGATAGTCTCCACTGTCTACGTCGCGCTGAACAGCAGCCAAAAGAGACTTGTATCCCTCTGAATCCTCGAACCGTTTCAATGTCGCAACCGTTTGCGTCCGTTCCGTAGTGCTCAAAATAGTGTTCCCTGTGTGAGTTCCTTTTCTTCCGCCGGGCACGATACCCGGCCCTCGTCGTCCTTCAGGAGCTTCCCCTCGCGAACAAGCCGATTGATTTCGCGTTTCCAAGATGTCTTGCTCGCTCGCGTCCATTCCGCACCACATTTACCCAGAGTCTCCAGGTCGGTCGCCATCTCGTCGATCGAGAGGGGCTCGATGTTGCTCCGGACAAACTGAATGAGGTCCTGATCGGTTGTCTCGCCAGCCATGGAGGATAGGCCTCTCCGCTTCGATCTCGTGATACTTGGCCAGGGCGTCCTCACTGCCGATCGCATCCGCAGCTGAATCCATCGTCAGGCTATGAGTCCGAATGTAGTGGTCGGCCTGCGATCGCACCGGTTCGGATCGCAACCAATCGATGTGCCGACGCATCATGTCGGGCAGGAAAACCCCGCGCTGAATCAATAGCCAACAGCAGGAGATATACCTCCACTCCGTCGCGGAAAGGAACCACACCTCTCGCGATGACTGCTCCTGCAGGATCTTCATCAGTTGATTGTTCGCAAGCGTGGAGTATTGCTCAGGGGATTCGATTTGTTCGAGAAGCATTTCATTCCTCCTCCAAGATCTTTTTGAGGTGTTCGGGTCGATCGACCTCGTAATGTTCCATGATCACGTTTGGGCTGTTGCCCATGTATTGGGATGTCTCCTTGTGGGAGAACCCTTTGTCGTAGATGAGTTCGGTGCACCGGCTCGCGCGCTGGTTGTGAAAGATGCGAGGCCATGGCTGATAGCCGGCTCGTCTCACAATCCGGTCCAACTGGGTCCGCAAATTCGATTCGGGCGTTAGCCGCCATCGCCCGAACACATAGACGGTCTCGTTTTCTTCTCGATCGAGTTCATCGCGGAGCGCCCGCAGCTCGCGGGCGACCGGCTTGAACAAAGGACAAAACCTTGGCTCCGTCTTGGCTTTGGCTATCCGGATCTGTTGCGATTCCCAGAGGACATCAATCCACGCCAGGTGGCAGATCTCGCTCGGGATCCGCAGCCCGCAGTAGCGAGCCAGGACCAGCACGCAACGCCACTCCAGCACGTTAACCGTCTTCAACACGGCGTTGAACTCCTGGGTCGGCACAAACCGCCGCTGCGTGACGTCAACGCGTCCTGTGCCCGGATTGAGGCCCGAGAACGGGTTCACCTCCAGGTAGTGCGAGTCGACGAGCCATTGCCCCCAGGTCTTGATAGTCTGCAGCCGCTTGGCGGCCGTCGTGGCAGCCAGGCCCGATTTGCGGATCTTCGATGCGATCGCCTTGCCATCGGCGATGGTGAGCGAGGTAACCCGCCGGCGTCCCCAGGCATCGACGACATGCGTCAACGCCTGGTGATGCTTTTCACGAGTCGCCTCGGCTCGCCCATCGTCGACGGACAGAAAAGACTGCACCGTGGCACGGACGGTCGGACTGATCGCTTTCGACTTAGCCGGCTTTGGCATCGGCGGGCGCTCCGAGCTTCGCGTTGCTACGTCGAATGCCGATCCGCTTATCGGCCTTGATCGCGATCGTCACTGATCCACCCCCGCATTTGTTGCGGATCTCGATCGGGGATGCAGAGCCATCCATCCGATCGAAAAGGATCACCGAGCCGTTGCGAGGAATCTTTAGGGCCAAAAACCCTGGCACGTTCCCCTCTGTTGCTTCATTGCTCATCGTCAATAACCTCCGTGTAAGGAATCGAACAAGAAAACCGCTGCTTAGGTCATCCCTAATGCAGCGAGACGTTGGGCGTTGGATCGCCGGCGAATGACACTCTCTCGCGAGGGCGTTACGACCGGCGGTGGATCGATTTGGATGCGTGGGGGAGCGGCGTTGATCGCCTTGTCGAATTCCAGGACGCGTGCGATCGACGTGTAGAGAAAGCTCCCTTTCTTTTCGGCGTCGAGGTAGTGACGCTGGCCATCGCGGCCGATGACGCCGTCAGAGTGCCAACGCCTGAAGGTGCTCGGGTGCTTTCGGATACCGAGAGCACGTGTGCAGGCGTCTTCGAGCGATCGCAATCGATCGAGTTCGCACTGGGTGTATTCCTGTTTGGCCATGTTCCTAAACCCCCGTCATATCAAACATGAATGAACGACCGTCTTTGCAGTCGATGTAAACAATGTCTCCGCAGCGATCGAAACATTCGACGTCGCCGGCCGAGATACCGAGCTTTGCCAGCCCGTCAATAAGAGAGTCCCTTGGTCGGTCATTGCCAGGCAATTCGGCAAGGGACAGATTGAATCGCCTACCATCCGTGAAGGTGATCTCAGAATTGAAACCAGAGACCATATTTAGGTCTGCGGCCATGATGAGTTTAGCCGCGGTCTGAATCAGAGATGACTTCAACTGGATGTCCGAAACACGCAATGCGTCAGGAGCACTCATTAGCCGGCATCCTTTCCGAGACGATCCCATGCGTATTTCGACTTGATTTTGATGACCTCGTGCGGCCGAAGCCTCCATCCCTTGCGAGCCGCCAACTCCTCAAACTCAATCGCATCTTCGGGCGAAAGCGATTTGAGTCGTTCGTTGTAAGAGTGCTGGCACGCAAGACAGTTGCCGCGAGACGCATTCGCCGCGTTATCGCAATCTGTCATCCGCCCAGCTTCGTCGAGTTTGACGTTGAGACATTTGCCTGCCTTCAGCCTTTCCTCGACCCTCGCTTGATCCGATTGCTTTCGTGCTTTTCTCGCCAAAATCATCACCATTGCCCCATGTGATTTGCGCATTCGTTTGTTCTTTCGACGGACCTGTGAAATCGGTGCACCCTCCGTGTCGATCACCTCATGTGCTCCGTTCCTTGTCCATCCAATCAGGACAACCGTCAATTTACGGATAAATAGACGTAAGTAAAGGTAATCTTTCGTTCTTCTGCCTTTAGACGCACAAAATACGTCTATTTGCCCGTCGTAACTGCTTGGCGTGTAACGATTTACTATTCAGGAAGATTTTTTCGCGGTAAGATTTGGAATATGGGACGCGAAAAAGAACCGGAGAAAATGCACGCCGCAGAGTTGCTCAGTTTGTCCGAGCTAATCGGCGAGTATTCGCAGTCGCTTGGTCGCATCGTGAATCGGATGCAGACTAGCGAAGTGGACTCCGTAACAGTCAGGCATGTCCAAAAGGGCAAGCTTGCAATCAAGAACCTCGGAGAATTTGTCGCGATGGTTGAGAAATGCCTCCGGGAAGAGATGTTCTCAACCGCTTTCCCAGCCTTAGTAGCTGAGCAAAAGACAACCTACAAAACCAAGAAACCCAAGCCCAAGGAATAGCCCGTTGACGAAGATCACGACCCAATGCCCGACCTGTGAAAAGCAATTCCAGGTACCGCCCGATTTTGTTGGAAAGACCGCGACCTGTTCTAGATGCAAACTTAAGTTCACGGTGACGCCGTTCCTAGAACAGCGAACCGATTCACCATTGCCGGCCTCGCCGGCTCCCGCTCCATCGCGACAACTGCCGCCTGCTCAACCACAACCGGTCGTTGTCCACAAAACGACCGGCTGCCTGAAGGTATCCCTCATTGGTGCTGGCGTAGCCGGCGTTCTCATGCTGATGTTGTGTGGCGGCATGCTGAGCCTGTTGCAAAAAGCTTCGGATGCAAACAAGAAGAAGCTTGAGGCGATGACGCCGCAGGAGAGGCGTGAGTACGACATCAACAAAGTTTATGAGGAAGCCCAATTCACGTACAAACGACGCGCCACCGAATTCATCACAGAACGATTGAAGGCTCCCACAACTGCAAAGATCGATCTTGAAACGCGTGGCGACAAAAGGAAGCTCGTGCTCATGTATTCGGGCACCGTAACTTCCCAAAACTCATTCGGAGCGATGCTGACTAAGCCTGTCGCAGTCGTGTATGCGAGGCCAACCGTTGACAGCGCATTCGAACTCACCTCGTTCACGTTCGAATCCGATTCCGTCGTCTTCAATGAGAAGCTTCAATCAATGATTCGTGGGCTAATGGCAGAAGACATAGGCAAGTAAGGCGGACGGGATGGAAATCACTGTCGAACTAAAAAAACTGTCGATGCCCGATCGAGAATTGCTTGAGTCGTACTGAAGAAGTGTACGAGATCAGTAGGAAACCGAATCAAAATAACCACACCCATCAACCAGGAGCCAACATGGCAGACGAACAAGCGAAGAAGGAATCTGAGGTGAAAGCCACGGGCGTGGTAAACATGAGCATGATCCGGGCTGAATACAAGAATGTCACCAAACCTTCTATTCCCATCAAGGTTACTCCCCCGAACCAGAAATCGAACGGCACAAAGAAAAAGTAGTAGCTCAATCAACCCAATTACCCGAGGAATCACTATGGCAGATCAACAAGACAAGAAGCAAGGCAACGCATACGACACGGGGATTGTCAACAAGAGCGGACACCGGGCCGAAGGGTCGCAGGTCGATACGCGTTCTCCGATAATAAACGCCAGTCGCGCGGGAGACTCTCCAAAGCACCAAAACAATCAACCTAAGCAACAGTAGAGTCGAGGAGTGTTTCGAATGGCAGACGAGCAAAAAGACAAGGAATCGCCGAATCGCAAGACCGGCGATCGCAACGCTGAAGTTGAGCGCAAAATTGATCCTAAGACTTCAGAACCCAAACGCAAAGATAGCGAGTCCCGCAATCAATAGGATGATCGCAATCAAGAGGCGTTTGTGGGATAGACTGGCTCTGTGGTTATTTTCCCACGCTGCCAGTGCGTATTGTGTAGCCATGTCGAGATTGAATTGGAACTCGTCGTCTTTCTCCTTGCTTCTTTCACCGGCCATATCGGCGAAACCGTAGTAAGTTACAGGGATGCTAGATTGAATCTTCCATCGACCGCAAAGGAGCGTAATTGCCGCAAACAACAGTACCAAAAAGCTCAGCACGCTCCACTGCTTTGATGCCACCCAGCCGGCGGCAATCAGCGTGGCAGCGAATAGTTTTTCGGTGCGTTCGTCAATCGCCTTCGAACTTAACAGAGAATCATCGAATAGCTGTTTGCCGTACTCTCGGACTTCGTCGATGCGAGAAACGCCGTATCGTCGGTTCTGGAGTCGGTCGCCATATTCGATGCGGTCTGGGTGGTCGCGGTAGTTGAACTCGTTGCAGAAGTACCACTTTGCGATCACTGCCGCACGCTTCCATTGTGAGCTAGACCTAACGTGTTCGAGCCGAGCGAGTGCCCAGTTGACCATCAAATAAAACCGGCTTGTGTTGAACATGAATTCGGACACCTCCTGCAGCAGCGGAAATTTCGTGAACAGTGAAACTAACCCAAAGAGACATGTCAATCCACGCCAGGATTCAACAATTTACACGAAAAAGATCGCTTAACAAACTTCTGCACCGGAGGTTTGGAAAATGGGGGGTAGCCTACCCTTTTACCCCCAAAAAGAGGCCGTTTGACGCACACCCGACACAAGTTGCACCAATGATTTTCCTAGTTCGCTTTGCGTTCCCTTATTTTTCTAATCCGTAGGTCGTAGGTTCGAATCCTACTGGCCCTGTTGATGGAATAATCTTGTGATTCGTTGGTGAAACGAAACCTGCCACTCTTCGGCAGTGCACATTTTTCAACTTGTTGGTTTCAGTAGTTACTGAGAACAGAGGAGTGGAATGTGCGAGTACCAGCTTTAACCAAGCACAAGACCGGCCAAGGTGTCGTTCGCATCGCAGGCAAAGATTACTACTGCGGCAAACATGGCGAACCCGATACGCAGGCAAAGTACGAGAGATTGATCTCGGAATATCTAGCGAACAAACACTCGTTTTTCGCAGTCAAGAACGAGAACCGTATCGAGGATCTCGTTGTAGCTTACGTCGACTATGCAACCGAGTACTTGGACTTCCGCGAAGTAAACAATATCAAGCTGGTCGCTCGCTCCCTCGTGAAGGAGTACGGAGACTTGAAGGCAGACAGCTTCGGATCTGTGCAGTTCAAGGCCTTCCGCGAGGTGTTTACCCAAGGGGGAAACATGAGAAGCCGGCAATACGTGAACAAGTGCATGAGCATGGTTGTTCGCATGTTCAAGTGGTGCACTGGCGAAGGGCTGATCGATCCAAAAGTGCTCGCGACCACCCGCGAGATCCAATGCCTCAAACGAGGTCGCACCACTGCGCCAGAATCTGAACCAGTCCATGAGGTACCCCAGCACATCGTCGAGGCTACTCTCCCTCACCTGCCGCAAGTGGTCGCGGACATGGTTCGTCTGCAGCAGCTCCTCCGCTGCCGGCCTGGCGAGCTTTGCACGATCAAACCATCCATGGTCGATCGATCCCATCAGATATGGGAGATCGATCTCGATGAGCACAAGAACGCGCACCGAGGCCACTCTCGCACCATCTTCGTTGGTCCGAAGGCGCAGAGCATCCTCAAGACCTATTTGCAGCGCCCCGAGGACTGTTTCTGCTTCTCTCCACGCGAAGCCATGGAGCAGCGCCGCGAAGCCCGAGCTCTTGCTCGTGTCACGCCGGCGAATCAAGGCAACCGACGTGGCTATTCGCGTCGCACACGCCAAGGCGATCCCGAATACGTCTACATCAACGACATCTACAAGACTTCGAGCTATGGTCATGCGATCGCATACGCATGCAAGCTCGCTTGGCCGGCTCCGGAGCATCTCGACGCGCAGCAGACGAAAGCGTGGCATACATCGCACCGATGGAGTCCAAATCAACTGCGACACGCCGCAGCCGGCGAGATTCGATCTGTCTTCGGCTTAGAGCATTGCGCGGCAGTGCTTGGACATGCCGATGTCGATACGTCCAAGATCTACGCGCATCTCCGACGCGAGAAAGCGATCGAAGCAGCTCTCACTCGCTAGCCGGCTCATTTGTCGACACGTTTTCAACATGCTCGATGCTCGTTCATCAAGCAATTAGTTGACAAATTTTCTCTGGACCAAAGGTGTCACGGAATGCAAGCAATCTATCCCCCACAAGAAATCCAAAGTCACGTCGAGGGAAAGATTCATGTGGGAAATTCGTTATGTTGATCGAAAGAGTCGCGAGGTCATCGTTATCCGGCGCGTATCGTCATTTGCCTTGGCTCGTACGATCGCCGTCGAGCTCCCGCAGGCAGCCGGTAAGCAGATTGTCATCCGCAAGTGCACCACCTCCAAGGATCCTCTATACAACGTTTGGTTGTGGGGCATCGAGTCGCAAGAGTGGATCCGTTTGCAGGGCGATCCACTGACCAAACGCGGCTCCCTCCGCTTCCACGCTCGATTCAAGAGCTATGATGCGGTACCGGTTTACTTGCCCGTTGGAGTTTCAATTCCCCGTGATTTGCCTGCTAAAAGCAGCAAAATGAACACGGGTGGGGTTGAGATGCAAGAATAGCTGGTTTCGTGCTACAATCCTGCGACGCCACGATAGGAAATTGCAAACGAGAGCCTTATACAATGCCAAGCCAAGACGGAATACTGATCGCCATCGAAGGGATTGATGGCACTGGCAAAACGACACAAGCGAAATTGCTGGCAGATCTGCTGTCTGATGCAGGAGAGGTGGTGAAGCTCTCAAAAGAACCTACAGATGGGCAATGGGGTAGAAAACTTCGAGCATCGGCTCAGGCCGGTCGACTGCCACTTAAAGAAGAGCTTGAACTCTTCGTGATGGACCGGAAGGAACATGTCGCGACGCTAATTCAACCTGCTTTGGATCGTGGGGAAATTGTGATCCTCGACAGGTACTTCTACTCGACGATTGCCTACCAAGGAGCTCGTGGAGCAAATCCAGCGGACATCGAGGCGATGATGCAGTTCGCCCCGGTTCCAGATATCGTTTTTCTTTTGGACGCGGATCCTAGAATAACGATTGGTCGAATTTCAGAGGGCAGAAATGAGACACCAAACGAGTTCGAGGGCCTGGAAAACTTACAAACGTGCAGATCGGTTTTCCTCGATCTCGCAAAAACACGCAACGAAATTCATTCGATCGACGCCACCATACCAATCGACTTCGTTTCGATGAGTATTTGTAAAGCGTTGCTGGATACTGTTCTACTCGCTAAACGTTGCAAGAAGGTAACCGGATGCGATGTGTTCGACTGCGGTTTCAGAGCCTTAAACGAATGCCGATGGGCGATTCTTAAGTCCAAACTCAGCCCAACTCAGCTACGAGCTAGTTTTTCCAAAGCATGAGATCGTCGACAGCGCCGCTTTGAATCAACGAGAATCCTCAACTGCATCCCATAAATCGTTTTCATGAACGATCAGTAGCCTCGCCCCTTCTTTGCGAAGCTTCATCGCTTGCTCAACCTTCCGGCCGTAACAGGCGTAAGCCCAGCAGGGATTTCCCAAGTCTCCGATAACCAAGTAATCGAGATCGTTTACGACTCGGGGGTGGGCAATGCCGCCAAGATCTCGAATCAGCTGTTCGAAGCCAGATCGATTCAATCTGCTACTTGAACCCGTGAAGCAGAACTTGTTGCCATCGAAGTTAATCTCGGGACACATTGCGCAAACTCCCATTACTGAATGCTGAATCAATCCTCCAGCAGATTCTGGCTTCAACTCGCAGAAGTCAGACATGAACGACATGAGCATCGCGTGTTCTTCGTTCGTAATCACCCCGTCGGAAAGTACGGATGTTACGAGCGACTGAACTTCGTCAAATGGCCAAATTCTTTGGAGATGCTCATGCTCAAAAGTCCAATCCCTCAGTTTTGCTACTTCAGCTTGATTGATCACTCCATCCGCGATCACACCTTGGAGGATCCCATGCAGAACCTGCATATCCCCTTTGGTCCGTTGCTCGAACTCATCGCCGGCAACCTTCCTGGCAAGCCAAAGAATATCCTCGCGCTCCGCTTCGTCGAGTTTCCCGTCCTCGAGGGCGCGTGTGATCAGCGGGAAGAATTCGTTGAAAGGGTGTAGCCGCTCGTAAGGTTGATGGAACAGCATCCATTCGCTCAGCAGCTCGATCTCCGATCGATTTACGGATTCATCGAAAGCAATCCCCTCGACGATCCCGATTAGCATGTTCACAGCCTTCGTAAGGACAGCGTGATCGCAATACTTTGCATAGGGATTTTGGTCTGAATGGTACACAGGATGAACTCCTTTGCCCTCTGGGGGACCTGCAAATGAACTCGCATCGGGGGAATGGAAGGATGTGAATTTTAATCGTGTTGAGATTAATGATTCGGCTTGCTGTTGATTAATATAACCGGGAATTGCGGGGCTTTCCTATTCCTTTGGTGGCTGCTCCCTTTTGTCTTCGATGAAACCGGATGGACCGTGCAAGGAACGTAAGACTGAATCGACATCAATGACCTCATCTGAAGGAGCATAATCGATGACGTGAAGGCTATCTGGAATCTGCCGCGCAACCGCATCATTAACTTGCTTGCATGCAATTGGCCACTCCTCATTCATTTCTTGAATCGCCTTTGAGATACCTTCCGCTGCGGGGCCAAGCTTATCCTTAACCACTTCAGTGAAGACGTGTTTAACAACCTTGAATGAGAAGGGCAAAAGAAACTGCGCTGATAGCCAGCTCGTACTTGCATTCCTGCGAATCAATCGTATTAGAGATTTAAGTTTTTTAATCGCTTTCTGAGAGTCAATATGATCTTCTTTTATGACCCTCTCAATCTGTGTTGCTAGAGATTCGAACAACTCTGGCATTCTTGTATTGCGATATTCACGGTCGGTAACTTCGTTGAAGACAATTACCCGTTCTTCGCCCATGGAATCTCGCCATTTGTGTTTTCTACAATCCGACTCATACTCAGCAATCTTTCTCAGAAGTAGTTCAGCCCCCCGTCCACCATCGGATCCGTGCAAATACCGAGTAAATGCCGTGAGAAGCTCATTCAGCCATTCGGGTATGTCCTTCGTTGCGATTGACTTTTTAATTATCGAAAGACACTCTTCCACGCTTCTTGCTGTTGCAATCTTCTCCTGACGATTTTCAAGAACGAAAACACCTTTGAAAATGCGGATGGCATGGAGCAACTCGGTTTGCTTTTCTTCGAGGAAGTTGTAATAGGTTTCCGACATAATCTTTTAATCGCAAAAGGTAAGAAGCACAGTTAGTGAGCTTCCTGCACTCAGAACACTATTCTCGGAGGTTGGGGTACTTTTCAGAGGAAGGGATCGGCTTGAGTTTTTGGGTTTCTCTGGACGATGGACGTATGAGGCGTTGGGGGGGGGAGGCGAAAGGGGCGAGCAGCGAGGGATTGGAGATGGGGCAACTCAAAGGGTGGAAACTTAGTCAGATTCCAAAGGAAGGAGATGGACCCGTACTCGTAATCGATTCAACAGGCCATCGTTTAACAACTCTTCAAGATGTTCGCGATTCAATAGCAATCCCTGACCATCTGCTGTCGAAATGTGACCAGCTGTCCCCCGGAGCGCTCTTGGTGCTCCCTCGGGGCTGGACAATCGCACGTTGCTCATAGGCCTCCCACGAGTCACAACGGGGAGGGCGTGAAGCTTCCTGTCCAAAGGACTGATGAATCGTGAGATAGGGTTGCTTTTGATCGAGGCCATTGGCGAGCGGTTTAGCGGAGCGTTGACATTTATGCAAATCATTCTACTCGATAGCAACAAGCCGCTGGGCTGTGCACCCAGTGAGTTGGACGAAATGGTCGTCTTTGGCGTTGATGCGAAAATCGTTCTGAACGAGGAAGAGCTGCGATTGATTCTGGCCCATTGGGAACGTCTCACGCCGCGCAGAGTGTTGTCGGAGAGGGAGGTGATGCAGATCATCGGCCGTCAGCGCCAATCATAGTCATGATCTGGTAGCGCGTGCCACGCTTTGGCTTTCCCTTCTGGGACCGTACAAAAACGGCAACCGCATGAATGAGCTCTTGCTCCGACAGCTTTCGATACGCGTAAACCTCGTATGTGATATCGCGTTCGCTGTCGTAGGCTTGGTTATTGACCTTTGGGGGGTCCATTGTCGGGCGTGTCCTTAACTGGGGCGGTTTACTCTTTGGGTTTGGCTCGCTTTTTGGAGGCGGCGATGGCGCGATCGGCTTGCGCGAGCTTGTCGTCAACGACTTTCTTGCTTGATCGAGCCTTCGAGCTCATTGAGTTCTGCGGATTGCCGGTCGCGTGAGCATGGATCGCTCTGCGAATCTCTGGGACAACAGCTTCCAACCTCTTCAACCCATCATTCAGGCTGAATGATCGCCAGACCCAAAGCTCCTCGACAGAGGGGTTCGCTTTGAACCAAGCATCGAGAGTGCGCAGAGACTCGGCAACGCTCTCAACTCGTGTGAGAGCAAACTCGATTTCGGCTGGAGTAACGGGTCCGATTGTTTCGCGTGCCATTCACACATCTGAACACAAAGAAGAAAGTCGATCAACGACTTATTGTTGTAAATGTTTGTCACGCAACGCTTTGCGTGCGACTGTGGAGAGAAATGCACAAAAAGAATCGCCAAGTCGTTGCATTTGTCGACAAATGCGCGTAGAGCATAGGCGTCGTGGGACGCGATGACGCCTAGCGACGATTGGAATCGTACCGATCTACCTGGCATCTCTTCATCGTCGGTCACCCTGTCAAGAAATCACCATTTCCCCGAGTTAGTTCAAGAACTCTTTGATCCTTTTGCTGCCAAAGGTCACACCCATCATGCTGGATACCGAAAAGCTCATGCCTCTCGCTGATGCTGCCAAAATCGCTCTCGGCTTCGACAAACACAAAAGCACCATCTACCGATGGGCTACCAAGGGTGTTCGAGGTGCGAGCGGCCGTCGCGTCTTCTTGAACTACCGACGCATCGGGGGCGAACTCATGTGCACCATCCAAGATATCCGTGAGTTCGACGAGGCGATCAATGCTCGCATCCAAGTTCCTCGCAACGTCAAACCCACCGCAGGCCAACGCAAATACGTCAAGGATCGCCTCAAGGCGCTCGGCCTGATGATTCTCTTCGCGTCTTCCCGACGCTGCCCACCGCGATTCCGACAGGATCTCGGGCGTGACCTGCTCGGAGTCGCGAAGGGCGCAGCTTTCTGCTCGGTTCAACGCGATCAAGACGTACGCACCGGGGAAATCGTCGTTTCGTGCCTACGCTCAAATGAGGATCGATCACACGATCACCGATTGCTTACGGGATCTTGGCAGCTGCGCAGAAGCAACTCCAAACATTCGCCTCCGGAGCGGCCAAGATAGGGACGGGGGCACTGGCGGGTTCGGCTGCTATGATTGCGCCGCTGGCCGCTGCCGTCAAGCATTTCGCAGATACCGGCGGAGCCCTCGACGACATGGCGCAGCGCACAGGCGCAAGCGTGGAGGCCCTCTCGCGCAGATGAGCGGATCGAGTATCGAGGACGTTGAAAAGGGAATCAGGAAAGCACAGCAGGGGATTTCATCCGGAGCCGCGGTCTTCGGGGAACTCGGTCTCTCGATCGTGGAATTGCAAGCGATGTCACCCGATCAACAGTTCACCGCGATCGCTGATAAGCTCGCAACCATCGAGAACCCAGGGGAGCGAGCAGCCAAGGCGATGGAGGTCTTTGGCAAGTCCGGAGCCAATCTCCTGCCCTTGTTGGCGACCGGCTCGAAGGGAATTGAGGAGCTCACGAAGCAAGCGGCCGCCAATGGTGCGGTGATGAGTGGGGAACAAGCGCAATCGGCGGCAACTCTCGGCGATGCGATCGATGGCGTCGGGATTTCGTTCGGTGGTTTGGTGAATGTCATCGGTGGCCAGTTAGCCCCGATATTCACCTCCGCACTCGGATTGATCACCTATGCAATCAATCGCTCCCGCGAATGGTTCGCCGCGAACAAGGGAGTCGTGATTACGATCGCGATTGTGGCGGCCGTCGGCGCTGCTGCCTCGGCCGTCGGGGCGGTGCTGGGGATCCTTGGGACCGTCCTAACGGGCGGAATTGGCGTCGCCATTGCCGCAGTAGTAATCGGGCTCGCAGGCCTGGGAGCCTACCTGCTTTACACCTCCAAGGCTGGGGGTGAAGCGATGGATTGGCTCAGTGGAAAGTTCCAAATGTTGAGCGACATCGCGGGGCCAGTGTTTCAAGGCATTCAAGATGCGATGGCAGGCGGGAATCTCGGTCTCCCCGCCGAGATCGCTTGGCAGGGAATCCAGCTCGCTTGGTCGAAAGGGACGGCGGATATTCGCGCCGCTTGGGATCAGTGGTTCAACGGTTTGCTGAAGCGGGCGGATGAGTTCATCGTTCAGTTCCGCTCGAAGTGGAATGATGTATCGGGTTGGCTCGCTGATCGGATGCTCGAGGCGTACGGGACCTTCGACAGTTCCTTTGATGCTGAGACCGCGAAGCAAATGCGAAGCGAGGACACGAACCGACAGAACAACTCCTTTGCTGCAGGCGCTCAAGATCGTGCAGCCGATCCGGTGCATGAATGGCTTGCGCATCCATACGTGTACGCCTTCGGCTGA